ATATTTATAGACCACTTGCCCCGTCATAATCCCTACTGCTTCATCAAGACCAATATCTTCTTTGAGTGCATCTTGCATAGCATTAGGTAAACCCTCAAGTATTTCATCAAACGCTTGTGCTTTCTTATACACGTCCTCAATCTCTTTTATCAATCCCTCTGTGTCATTGCCGTTATACGCACTAGCACTGATCACTGATTGTTCTATTTGTTCACGGTTATTCATTATTTCCATCTCCTCTAAAATAAAGTTAGTTGCTTCTGTTCCTCGTATTCCAAACCATGTTGCTTTATATATATTTCGAGCTCTTCAGCTGTATCAAATGTCTTTTTCACACCTTGCCAACCTGGCACGATATGCCCATGAAAATAATAAATGTCATTCACTACATGGATATGAGCCACTCGCTCGTTATCCTGATAAAGATATCTCTTAGATCCGAAAAATTGGTTTAAGTATTCTTTACATGCGCTATCGGTTTTAGGCATTTATGCTTCCTGCCATTTCTTAAACATTTGGTTATAAGTATTATCAAACCAGTACGGATCACGTGAATGTTTCTGTGGTACATTAAACAAATGTGGCTTCTTCTTACGTAGTTCAGCCTCTTTACGTCGTTGCCTAGACATTTCACGCTCTTTGCTCTCTCGCTCCATGATTTTGGATAACACAATTTCTTTATATTCAGCTAAGCGCATACCATAAGGTGCATGTAAGGCTTCTAACAACGCCCAGCCACCTCGTACTCTTTTTGCAACCATTCCTGGAGTTAAACCATTCTTTTTTATCAATTCATTTTCATGTTCGGTAAATTTATATGGTTTACCGTTAATCTTTACGATACTCATTTATTCCACCTCTGTATTTATCCTGTGTTAAAATTTTTAAAGCTCATGTTTTTTTCTCCGGATGTTATTTATCCTAAAAAGTATTAGTGTGTCTTTTTGGTTGTTTTTCGCCCTATATTCACGAGCACTAATGACCAAAAGCTCTTTTTGCTCTCTCAGATAATTCTTGTCGTCGCTCTTCAGACATTAATTTTCTAAAACCTATTGCGCTTTTAGGTAGTTTCGCCCTAACCAATACCGCAGTCCCAGATTCTAATCGTTCCAATACCTCTACATCATCGCCGTACAACTTTGTCATTCTAGTAATATGTGTCGGTACCGATGAGTAAGCAATCCATTCTTGATTTTCGTAATCATAGTTCAATGTCGTTTCTCGGTCTTCTCTTGAATAACCGTCGCTTACAGTTTTTGTTTCTTTGGTAATTCTTGCCATTTATTCCACCTCTATATTTACGTTTCTAATTTTTAAATTGTCATACTCTAGTATTTCGTTAGGATTGTTATATAAGTAATCTGCCAGCGCATCTTTTTCGTTATCCACATCACCAAAATGCTTATATTCAACTTCTGTAGGTATTCTTATATCAATCGTTGCATTTATATATGCTTGTTGTTGCATTAGATCACTTCATTTCTCTTTTGCGTTCTCGTCTTGCTTTAATTAATTCCTCGTAAGTAATCCATGTTTTGCCTGTGTACTTAGGTGCTTTACATATCCACGTTAAATTCACATCTCTATACTGATATCTGAATATCTTCGCTTTGATGTTGGCAACTTCAGTCGCCTTACCTTTAACGTCTATAACTTCAACCAGTTTCCCTTCCTTCCACAAAGAGAAATCGGCTATATACGTAATCGGTCTTTGCTTCCCAAATTTAGGTTGTAGTTCGAATTTAGGTTGTATTTCGATACGATCATAGTTAGTGCCATTCATATTACTTTCTAAATATTGGTAATATTCGCACTCTACTTTGCTATCAAATACAATTCTTTTGTACTCAACTTTCTTAGCGTTGTATTTACTCATCATCCACCTCTAAATATCAAATATCGTTGCTTGTAAACCTAGCTCTTGCTCATATAGAAGCCCGTGAGCGCCCTTGAATCGTTTTAGGTCACTATCAGTCATAATTTTCTTTTCGTCGCTGAAATGGGCTCCTGTGAGCGAATAAACTTCATTTACGTTGTCTTTATACTTGATGACCTTAATATCTTCCGTGCCATCTTCTCGGTATAAGTAATATTTTTCTTTCGGCATTTTTAACACTCCTTAATATTCGACGATTGCGGGTCTTTCTTCTTTTTCTTTCAACTTATCATCAATAAGTTTTTTAAGTTTCTCTTGGTCTCCGTTTGCAAAATCAATCATCTTTTGAGCATATACATCTCTACAATGTAATATTTCTTTTATATTTTGTTTTGTGATTACCACGCATCTCGCTCCCTGAAATCGTCTCCGATTACTCTTACTTTTCTTGCTCTTTTTTTCATTCTCGAATTTATACGTTGCCAGTTCATATTTTGATTTAGTTCTTTATCACTAAAGTTAGTTGTAAAGATGTTGTTTTTACCTACTCTGTTATCAACAATGCTGAAAAGTTTATTTATAGTGTGTTCTGTGTTTTCTACACCCATATCATCTAGTACAAGTAAATCAATCTCACTAAGTAATTTGACTAGTTCGTCTGTAGTCTCTACTGCATTTTTGTTGTATGTCGCTTTGATACGATCCATCAACATTGGTATATGCATAAAAGCAACTGTATGCCCTTTAGCTTTAACTGCTTTTGCGATAGCGTATGCTAGGTGGCTTTTACCAGTTCCATATGAACCTTGAAATATTAATGATTTTGGTTCTTTTGTTGAGAAACCCTGTACATACTCTATTGCTGATTGTTTAGCGTGTACTTGTTTTTCATTTTGTGGCTTGTAGTTGTTTACTGTTGCATCTCTTAAAGACGGATTAACGTTTGATTGATTGAATATGTTGTTTATCTTCCGTTGCTTGTTTCGCTTATATTCCTCATAGATTTCACATTTGCAACCGTCTTTATACTCGTAACCATCCGGGTGTTTTTTAGTAGGAGCGAACTTATATAAGTCGTATTCACTTCCACATCTCTCACATTTCAATCCTTTTTCGACATGAGTAGGTTGATATTTTTTCAAACTTTCGTTTATCTTTTCACTGAATAGTGGTTTCATAATATCCCCCCCTAATCCCAATAACTTTCGTCGTACTTCATACGTTCCAATTGATCTATGCCAGTTGGTTCTGCTTTTTGATTGAGGTATCCCTCAAATTTATTACCAAAAAGTGTTTCTGGTCTAAGGTATTTATCGCTATCCGTGTTTAGCCACTCAGCTGTTTTGATATCAATCACCTTTTTAAAATCCTCCAACCTAAAATCTTGATTCCATCTTGCTTTAATAAAATCTTTTGTTTTAGCTGTATTGTGTTTAAAATGCTTGCCCGCTTTTTTGTTTAAGTAATCGATAATTTCTTTATAGGGTATAGAAGATGCTGTCGGGTTGCCCGACAATATATCTATTCTATTTATATTGTTATTACTTGTATTATTAATACTTGTATTATTCTCTTTGACATTTGCGTCAATAGGGGTATTGACAGAATTATCAATAGGGGTATTGATTTTTGCGTCAATAGGCATTGACGATTGCGTCAAGGGGTACATCTTCCTTTGTTTAACTTCATTACCTTCTTTGATAATTTCGATTTTTAGATAACCAAATTTGATAAGGTTCGAAATTCTACGAGATATAGTTTCTTTAACGACGTTGTATAAAGTTGCAAAGTAACCATTACTTGCTGTGCAGTATCCATACTTATTACTTAAAGACGTTATTTCTGCAAAAAGTAATTTTTCACTATCAGTAAGTCGATTATCATATCTGACATTTGCCGTTATTATTGAGTAGTAACTTGGTTGTTCAGTCATTCTCAGCACCTTCTTTCAGTGCTTTTATTTTGTCCGGTACTTCCCAGTTATTTATGAATTCTTTAAGTTCATCTGTCATAGGTACGTCATTAAGGATTACGTCTGAACCATGTAAATAAAAATTAATTTTATTAAACATGAGAGCAGTCTCATAAATATTTTTTGACCATCCAATATGATATGTCTTTCTTTTATAAGTTATTTGCGCTACATAACCACTTTGAGTTAAATAGACTCCTTTGAACTTACTTTTTCCTCTTCTACGACGTTTTTGGTCTTTGTAAGTTTTGTATTCATATTCAAATATAGAGTCATTTTGATTTTTATGATTCTTATAACCTTGTCCGTCCCAATATTTATCTACTGCGCTGTTGTATGCTTTAGCTGCCTCCCATTCATCAACAAAACTACCTAAATATTTAGATTTGCTATCAATTTTTATTACAGCAGACCATTTTTTTGTTTTTCGATTTAAATAAACACCTTTATAGATACTCGAAGTATTTCTTGTAGGCCTTGCCCATCGTTGTTGATAACCAATTGAAGTGATGTTGTTTTTGGTAAAATCATTATTTTTTATTTTTTGAAAACCATTTTCTAATACAAATCCACTTAAGCTAACGTTGAGTGTCTTTGTGTGAATTCTTCTAACGTTATCTACATAAGATTTTGTCCAAATATATTGATTAACCCTCTCATAATCTTCATCATCAACAAAAATTTCTTCTCCATCTTGTAAAAATATCGATTTAACCATTATTCTCCTCCTTTCAGCATTTTGTTGAGCCTCTCATCAACTTTTAGCCATGAGTCATGCAAGTGATATTTATCATCAAACGACTTAACGCCAATCGCATGTTGCTCGTTGTGATGTTCGCGACATAACGCTAATACATGTTTGTCGTAGTGATTCATCTTGTTTCTGTTCATACCTCTGCCGACTGCTTCATAATGTGCCAGGTCTGCGTGAGGCTTTCCGCATATTACACAGTTGCGGTTGATTGTAGCCCAATATAATAACGCTTTATCTTCGCTTAACAACTTACTCGTTTCTAAACTCATAGGTATTTGATGATGAAACATAAACGCTATAATCAGTTCTATTAACTCTCTCGCAACTTTCATTGAACAGTCACGCAGACTGATTTCTTCATAACCTTTCATAATTTCCAATTCTGTTTGTAATAATTTTCTAGTTGATTCTACTGGTTCGCCCCAGTGAAGTTCTATATCTCTACACATTGCGAATATTTTTTTGCGTTGTTCTATAGATAGTTTTTTATTGTCCGGAACCTCTACTTCTGCTTTTAGCGGATATCCGTTTTCTAGTAAATCAATGTGACTTTGTTCAAGTTCAACACCAGTAGCAACGACGGAATAAGTACCGTCATTGTCTTTCTGGTATCTTGTAATGTATTGCATTTAAACCACGTCCTAGAACGGTAAATCATCATCATTGATTTCTATTGGACCATTAGCATTAGCGAATGGGTTTGATTGTTGACTCATAGGTGTCTGTTTACCATTTGCTTGCTGTTCTTTTTGTTTCATCTCATCAGTTTTAGGTTCTGGTTTATTAACTACTTCATCGTCTTTATTCCAAACTTTTACATATGAGAGTCTTACAAAATACTTGCCTTGTTCCTCGTTAAATTTATTTTTAAGTACAATAGTTCCGATTTTGTTAATTAATTGATCTGTGTCAAAAGTTAAATCTGGTAAGTTCAATTTAATTCCTAATCTACTAAGTAACTCGATATATTGTTTTTCTTGATAATCTTGTTGGAATGGTGGGACGAATTGGTTGTGTTTGTATTGTTTACCTTCGTTGTTTTCAAAAACAATCGTGAAGTATCTGTTTTCTCTGTCGTTAAACTCGACATTTGCAACTTTTACTGTAAATTCTCCAGCTCCTAAAAAGTCCCCACCTTTCATGAATGCCTCTTGATTAGTTTCTTGAATGTATTGTGTTCTACCAGTGATTTTCATAATTTTTATACCGTCCTTTTAATTAATTTTTAATTACCATTTCTAATTGCTTGTACAACATCGTTAATACTTGGATTAATGAAACGTTTGTTGTTAATTTTGATGTTGCTTGAGTGTCTTATCTTTGTCTCGAATAAATTTGATGGTTCAGCGTTAAGTACATATTGATAAGTTTTTTCGCCGTCTTGCTCATGTTCTTCTATTGTCATTCTTGCTAACACGTCAGATTGACTGATGACTGCTTTTTTTATTTGGTCTTGTGCCTCTATCGTGATTGTTGGATTGATAGTACTTCCCTCATCATCTTTGTCTTTGTTAATGCCCTCGTGTCCGCTTATAGCAAGATGAAATTGATAATGTTCTTGTAATTTAGAAATATAACGATAAATACTTACAATGCGTGTAGCACACTCGCCCCAATCATTAAATGTCGGTTTCTTTGATTTACCGTCCATGATGTCGTCCATAGTGATATCACGTAACTTTTGGATTGTTTCAATCACTACAACATCAATTTGTTTTCCGTTTTCTCTTAGTTGTTCAATAATTTTAGGCAGCATTTTAATCACTGCACTAAAATGCTTATAATTCTTAATCTGCACAACTGCCCCATCTTCTGTTACCGTTGTTCCGTCCTCATTTATATCTAGTACTAAGGCATTGTTATCTTTTGTTAAAAACGTAGTTTTACCAGTACCGAACTTGCCGTATATCGCAAATTTATAAAACTTGTTTGCATTTTGTTTGCTGATGTCTTTTACACCTAGTTGCGTTAAAATATCGACATCTTGATTAGTTTTTTCAGTCATCTATTCTCCCACCTTTACCGTGTATGACGTTGGTTTCTCCACAATGCTAGCACCCTCTAAAACTTCGCCGTTTGCGTCAATCAATGTGCCGTTTTCAGTTACATTGAAATCTTTCTTAATGTCTGATTGGCTAAGTTTTTTAGTTACTTTTACATAGTTGTCAAAACCTCGTTGCTCAAGTTGTTTAATGACTTCTTGCTCATTGCTAACTTGAATGACTTTTGAACCTTTTCTGGCTGTCACTTTTCCGTAAGGTGTATTCAACTTGAATTTGCTATCTTGTTCTTTTTGTATTCTGTAATATTCAATTACAAGGCTTTGTAAATATTCTTTGCCACTCTGTAATTTTTCTACTTCTTTATCTTTCCATTCGTTTATGCGTTCAATTTCTTTATTTGCTAAATCGTTGATTTCATTCTCTTTAGTTGTGATTGCATCCAGTTTCTTAAAAACCCAGTTAGCACTGTCTAGATCAGTTACTTTGAATCGGTCGTCTTGTTCGAATGTTTCTAATTCTCTCTCTTGTAAATCATTCACTTTTCATACCTCCTACCATTTCATGACTAAGTTAATTAGTCTGTCCTGTTCGTCTGTGTGTTCTTCAATCCATTCATCTATTGCTTGGTTAAATAAGTCTGATGCCATATCTAAGTCATTCTCATCTACGACATAAGCATGTTTAATTGGTATGTTGTTCATATCTTTAATTTGTATTGATATGCCCATATGACCTTTTAAAATGGATAGCTTAAAATCGAATCCGTTAACATGAATATTTTTGCGTATGATTTCGCCTATTTCGTAATACATCTTGACTTCCTCCGTTTTTCGTTTTATATTGAACACGAATTAATTTTGTTAATCGTTTGTCACTGTTACTTGTTGGCGCAAGTAGCAGTTTTTTTATTCTTCATAAAAGTATTCCTTATAAAATATGAATGTCGCTATGCTTGCGAATCCTGCAATTGACCACGCTGTAGTGAAGTATAGAAACGGCATAAGTACAATCGCTAAGACTGTGAAGCACAGTACTGCTAATAGATAGCTTTTATAAATGTTACTCATTTTCTTTTTTCAACTCCTCCATTATTCTCTCGTCTGACAAGCCGTGATAAGGGAATTTTTCTCTAGCTAATTGGACTGGTATTCTGCCTCGAATCGCAATGTAACCTTCGTCTTCAAGCTCTTTATTCAGTTCTCTTATTATTTGTCCTGCTTTGGATTTAGAAACAGATAAAATTACTGCAAGTTCTTTAGCTTGCAAACTATTTTTTATCATATCTATTCCTCCTTTTTATTTTTGTGTTGTGTATAATTTAGTTATCTCCTAGTGAAAGGAGGTGATAAGTATGGAATTTAATGATTTTCAAAATTTCTTTGGTGAACTTAGTAATCAAGCCGAAAAAGAATTCGGTGGTGACAGTGACTTTTTTAGAGATAGAATAAATAAGTTGAAAGAAGATGCTCCTGAAAACGTATCTTACGAAATTATTTATTCAATAGCTTTATACGAAAGCTTAAAAGCTCAACAAGATATGAAAATTTTGAATACAGTTAAATATCTTTTAGATCGTGACTAGCAATATCCAACAATGATTTGCTCTGAGCATTATTAATTTTTGGATAATCAAAATTTCTAAGTTTAAATCTTGTGTTTTTCTCAATCTTTACAACCTTCCACGTCACAACTGCCATTGTGATGAGGAGGGTTGTTTTGTATAACGTGTTCATTTGTTTATGCTCCTTTGCATTTCCAAAAATTTAATATAATTTAAATTCGATACCATCTATTTGAATGTATAGATTATCTAAATCAGGGATTGCCTTTTTATATAAACCAAATCTTGATTTGATATCTGCTAATAAATAGGTATCTAAATTACCAATTGATAATAGTCGTCTATTACCTTCTTCGTCATAGTAGTAATAGATGACTTTTTTGTTTTGAGCTTGCATTTGCTGTGCCCTCCTGTTAAGCAGTTACGTTAGCTTCATAACCGAATTCAGTCATGATTTCATGTATTTTCAATCTGCCTTTTTGTGTCCATCTAGTTTGTAAAACTGTGTCTTCTCTGCCATCAGAACGCACAATTGTTATAGTGTCTGAATCTGTGTAACTCTTGCCCATGTGTTCTGAGTAAAGCACCCACTGTTTATTTACTTTTCGTTGTAGTCTAGCTTCGTGTAGTAGTTTGTTTAACTTTTGTGCTGATATACCGTAGTCTGCCGCGATTTGAGTTGTGGCTAATGTGCCAGTTGACTTTAAGATTTCATCTACATAGTCTGCTTTGGGTTTTAGTTCTCCGATTTCTTGTTGTAAAAGTAAGTTTTGCTCTTTTTCTTTCTTATACTCAGTCAACACTGTAATAATGTAGTCTGGATCTTTTAATGTTTGTTCAATTACATTGTCCGTTGCGTAGATGCCGTGTTTTCGAATGGCAGGTAAAACTTCCATTGCTAACCAATCTTGAAATTTTTCTGCTGTTGAATTACCTGCTTTAAAAGCCAACTTATAAACCATTGCTTCTGGTATGAAATCACCTTTCCCAACTTCTTGGGAAAGATATTTACCTAAATATTTATTGATAGTTTCCCAACGAATATATTGCTTGCCATTTTTAAACTGAGTGAACCCCAAACTTTTTGCGACAGTTTCCAAATCGAATAAATTATTTTCATTATCTTGTTTGATTAAGATTGAAAACATATCGTTACTGAAAGTTTTAATTTCATTCATTAACTCTTCACCTCTTCTTTAATTTCTAAAATTCTCGCAATGCGTTTCTTTTGTTCAAATGCGTCTCTACGTCCACGTAAAATGTCTGATAAGTAAGCACTTGAAATTTCTAACATTTCTGCAAGTTGCTTGTTTGTCATGTCACGTTTTAATAACTCTGTTCTCACTTTCAAACCGAAATCAGTTGTCGACATATTAGCACCTCCTATAACATTTTTTCTAAGCAAATAAATTATCTATTGAACAACGATAACTTTTATGCTAATATTTAAGCATAGTTTAATAGACCTATAACAATTCGCAACGTCTGTCATAAAGGCTTTAAATACTCGTTCCCCAACGAATAATTGTTATGTGTTTAATAAGCTAAATTTAAAGCTTAAATACAGTATATTAACTTTTATGCTAATTGTCAACAATAATAGCAAAAAAGTTAATCTGTGATAGGAGAAATTTATGAATTTAGTACAAAGAATCCGTAATTTGTGCAATTCAAAAGGTATAACTTTTGCTGAATTAGAGAGAACTTTAGGGTTTTCAAACGGACAAATCAGAAGATGGGAGAAAACCAAACCAGGTATTGATAAGGTGCAAAAAATTGCCGATCACTTTGATGTATCAGTCGATTACTTATTAGGTAGAGAAAAAGATGAGTATTCCGGAGAAGATAAAAACGAAGATATTCTTATTATGCATAGAGCTACAGAGAATATGACGGAGGCACAAAGACAAAAAGCTTTGACTATATTAGAAGCAATGTTTGATGATTGGGATGATTTAACTAAGTAACAAAGGGGCTTTTTAATTGAAATTAAATTATGAAAAATCTTTTTTAAAATCTGCGAAAGCAGTTTATGAGATAACAAATGGTCTATATAACTTATCTTTTCCTTTAGATATATTTGAAATCATCTCAAAAGATAAACGTATTAAATTAGTGACTTTCTCTGAATTTTCTCAGAATACTGGCACTTTATATTTTAAAATACCTTCAATTTTCGGTTCAGAAGAAGCGTTTCATATTAGAAAAGGAGATAAAGCGATTATAGTTTATAACGATTCACTGCCTATGAATCGTCTAAGGTTTACTTTAGCTCATGAATATGGTCATTTTGTAATGGGACATACTGGAGTTAATTTAAACAAAACATTCACATATAAAGATTATTATAGAAGAATTGCTGAAGAATATGAAGCAAACTCATTTGCTTCATGTTTATTGTTTCCTTTACATATAAGATACAAATATATAGATAACTTTAATATTGAGCAAATTTCATATAAGTATCAAATGAGTTTACAAGCGACCCGTATAGCGATAAAAGTAATCAGAAGACATATACACAATGGATTAAACGACTATATGTCAAGTAACGAAAGTTACCATCCAGAAAACTACTTAAGTTTTTTAGAAGAGAAAATGGAAAGCAAATCTGATTTTATAAATGAATTTAAATATGTTTATGATCTAACAATTTAACAATCAAAAAATAAAGGAGAAATAAAAAATGAAAGAATTACTTAAAAACAGATTAACATTCAAAGAAAGTATGATTGAAAGTCAATATTTAGCCACTAAAACAAAAGAAGAAAAGAAACAATACAAGCAACTATCTATTGAAGATAAAAGAGAAATTTTAAAAGAATATCAAAGCAAACCTAGAAAAGAAGTGAGATTTGAAAGTGAAATCAATAAATCTGACGAAAACTTATCTAAAATTTACCAAAGATTTAACGAAATAGGAGTCGAGGATTTGTTTGGTACAAAAAAAGAAGTGAAAGAACTACCTATGATTTTAAAAGATAACGAGAACATAATGTATGTAACTTCGGGATTATACAATAATAATACCTACTTAATAGTATGTACTGATCTAAGATTGTTATTCTTAGATAAAGGGATGATATACGGTTTGAAATTTCATGAATTTCCATTCGAGAAAATCAATTCCGTTTCGTATAAAAAAGGACTTCTTTTTGGCGAAATAATTATACATCACGGTTCATCAAGCATCACTATAGGTAGCATAACAAAAAATACTGTATCTAGAATGGCAGAAACAATACAAGAACAAATCTCTATTCGTGAAAGTTCTATGAAACCATCCAATTCTGAAAAAACGAGTTTTTCTGTTGCTGACGAATTAATAAAATATAAAGAATTATTAGACGCCGGAGTACTCTCTCAAGAAGAGTTCGATAAGAAAAAACAACAATTATTAGGCATTGATTAATAGCGCCTGTATGGAGCTTTAATATAAATATAAACAAAGGAGAAATGAAAATGAGAAAATATAATTTTGATAAATTCTTCTTATATATGGCGGTACTGTCATTACCAATAGTCATATTTTTTCCATTAATGTTAAGCATCCCAATCATCTTTTTTATTTTTTCAATAAGAAAGAAGGAAGATTAATAGCGCCTATGTGGCGTGAGGAGGATGAGGGATGGAAGAGAACGCACCTTTAGAAACAGCAGTTAATAATTTTAAAAAGATTCAAAATAGCGAGATTTACAAATTTAAATATATGAATTCATGGTGTCTTGAATATTCAGAGTTTTTATTGGATGAAGTTAGATTGTTAAAAGAAAACAAAAGTTACACCAGATATAAAAAAGGCACTATAATTTATGTAAAGTTAGGTGTTAATGTTGGCAGAGAGTTTTCTGGAAACCATTTTTGTATGGTACTTAATAATCACGATTCAAATAAAAATCCAATATTAACGGTAGTTCCACTTACATCTTCCAGAAGTAAATTCAATGTGCATATCGAAGAAGATTTGTTACCTTTAGTATTGGAAAAAATGGACGTAACGGGTAAGGATTTAGCTAAAAAAATCATGAACAATCTTGAAAAGGTGTCAAAAGCAGAAAACCCATACGATCAAAAATTACTTGATGAAAACAAATCGCTGAATGACGACTTCAAAAAATATTCGAAGGTTCGCAAAAGATATGAGCGATTCAAGTATAAAAAGACCTATGCTAACGTTTTAAATATCACTACAATCAGCAAGGATAGAATATCGAAAATTAATAGGTATGACCCTGCCGGAGAAATATCATATTCAAAAGAAACAGTAGATAAAATTGAAAATAGTATAAAAATTAGATTTCTTAGTTAAATCGCTTGAACTACACTCTCTTTGATGGTATATTACATATATGCAAAACAAGCCGCTGAAATATTTGCGGCAAGCTTCAAATTAGACAAGTCGCTGAAATATTTGCGACATGAGAGGGTGCATCTGCGCTCTCTCTTTTTTTATACAATTTTCACGGGTAGCCCGCCTACCCTTATTATTTTTTGCCAATTTTGAGGAAGGAGAAGTAAAATGCCAGTATATAAGGATGGTAATACAGGTAAATGGTATTTTTCCATTAGATATAAAGATGTATACGGTAATAACAAACGAAAAATGAAGCGTGGGTTTGAACGTAAGAAAGATGCCAAACTAGCTGAAAGCGAATTTATACAAAATGTTAAATATGGATACTCGGACAATCAACCCTTTGAATATATATTTTTTGATCGTTTAAAAAATGAAAATCTTTCTGCACGCTCAATAGAAAAGCGAACTACAGAATATAATACTCACATAAAAGAAAGGTTCGGAAATATCCCTATTGGCAAAATCACTACTACGCAATGTACTGCTTTCAGGAATTATTTGTTAAACGATGCAGGTCTTTCTGTTGACTATGCACGATCTGTGTGGGCAGGTTTTAAAGCAGTTATCAATTACGCCAAAAAGCATTACAAGCTCTTATACGACCCCACATTATCGGTAACTCCTATTCCCAGAACAAAACCACAAGCTAAATTTATCACTCGTGAAGAATTTGATGAAAAAGTAGAACAAATCACAAATGATACTTCTCGTCAGCTAACTAGACTGTTATTTTATTCTGGTCTTAGAATAGGAGAAGCTTTAGCTTTGCAGTGGAAAGATTACGATAAAATAAAAGGCGAAATTGACGTAAATAAGAAAATCAATTTAAGTAATAGAAAAATTGAATATAATCTAAAAAAAGAAAGCTCTAAAGGGATAATACCTGTACCAAATTTAATTAGAGAGATGCTTAAAAACATGTATAATGAATCTTCTAAAAGATATAAATATTTTGACGAAAACTATTTTATATTCGGGGGTTTAGAACCTATTAGATACGTTACTTATTCGTATCATTTTAAATCTGTATTCCCGAATCTAAAAATACACCATTTAAGACACTCGTACGCTAGCTATTTAATTAATAATGGTGTAGATATGTATTTATTAATGGAATTAATGAGGCATTCTAACATTACAGAAACAATTCAAACGTACTCTCATTTATATACTGATAAAAAACATCAAGCTATGAGCATATTTGATTAA